CCCGTGTATTTCTCATAAATTAAATAATCAGCGGCTTGTTGGTCAATAACTTTTACTTTATCTCGACCCCTCTTTGTATCTACCTCTGACGATTCTGGTTCTGACAAAGCTTGATGAAATATTTTATCGAAGGCTTTGGACGGAACAAGACCCCGCATAGGGTCCTTGCCTCTTAGCTGTGTTCCTGTAAGCCCTAGACCAGAGGCAAGACCTTTAGCTTTATTCTTATCACTTAAACGGTCATATGATTTGTTACGCTTACTAAGTCGTACAAGACCCTCTAACTGAGTTTCAAACGCACCAAACTCTTTGTATCTGTGTACCCCAGTCTTATTAGTGGTGTAGTCTAGTGCTTTCATAAACTCTTCGGTGTCGTAAACATCGAAGTATCTAGCATCTAAATCTATACCCTCATCAGGGACTTTACTTAGTAGCGACTTAACAGCATCCGTATTACTTTTCGAAAGCTTCGGTTTAGCCAGCACAGCATCGAACGCTTCACGAACCGTGATGCTACCGTCGCGTATCTTAGCGTTGTAATCTATCTCTGCCATCTAGTATCCGAACGTAGCATCATAGGGCTGAAAGGCTTGGTCTTTGATGCCCTGCAGTTGTTTGTGTATCGAAGTGTATCCGCTGGTTCGCGTCATAACCATATATCGCAACGCATCGTAGGCATGGTCCTCTGCTCGTGTGTCAACATCTTCACTGTTAGTTTTGGAGAGGGGTATGCCCGATAGCTGTGCAATGATATGCTTACAACTAGAAAAGATTCGCATACGGGGTTCATTAGAGTGGGGGTCGTCAGCAAGCCGCCTATGTAATTCCATTTTTCCTTGGAGGCGATTGCGGTCGGATGGAGTCCACCTAACCCCGGCCCTCATCATAGTCTCTGCGATAGAAGGGCCGAATCCTGTTCTATTCCAGCATGAAGAGTCTAGGACCGTATAATGAGGTAATGGGTCTAACTCCTCACACTCTAATATTTTATCAGCCAATTGTTCTGCTGTCAAGTGTTTTACGTATAATTCACGATAAACCCAAATATTATTATCCCAATCAATAGCACCCCATAGAACACACGACGGAGAGGAGTAGCCGTAGTCGGCGGCACGTATGCGGGGCCAGTTCGTGGGAAGCTCAAAATGTTCGACCACATGGCGTGTCCTCGAAAACTCTGGGAAGGCCGCTCCCTCTGCCACATCCCAATCCCCTTCTAGGAGTCGTCTACGCTCGACATCCGGGAGTGACCGAAGCATGGCCTCATACTGACCATCTGCCATCAGGAAGGGGTTGTCAGTCAACCTCGCTGGGATAAACTTGCGGTAGAATAGGGGTTGACCTGCTTTTGGATGATTGTCAGGCCACACAAATGTACGACCTGTTTCTAAGTCTTTAGCTCCGAACGCTCTGTTAGGTTCGTGAGCATCAATGTACATCTTCTTTACCCACCAGCCACCGACACCGCCGGGGTTGGCTGTGCAGCGCATGGTTAGGCTTTGCTGTAGTTCGCTGTCCGTCGAACGAAGACGAGAGCGGAGATAGTCCCAGACATAACTGTTGGGGTACTGTGTTATTTCGTCTATCCCAATCCAGTTGAACGCCTGTCCCTGAAAACGGGTTACATCTTTATCTCTGTCGAGATAGGTGAACCACATGGTTGCACCGGATGGAAAGACCCACGTAGACTTGGACTCTCTGAAGTGTGCGCCGGGAAATGCCTTGGGGTATAGCTGCTTCGACTTGTCGATGAGTTCCGTTAGTTCGTCGAGCGTTCGCCGGAGAAGAAGGCCACGATGGTTGGGATTATGGCAATAGCGTAGGGGGTCAGCAAGTAAAGCAAATGACTTGCCACCGCCAGCGGCCCCGCCATAAAGTACATCCTGTTCGGAAGCCGAAAGAAAGTCCTCTTGAGGTCCTTCATTAGGTTTGAAAATGACAGGGGTATCATCTATTAGGTCCGTAACTGCTGGTGGTAATACGTCGAGGTCTGCAGCATCTACCACACGGGTCTTGTTGCCGTTGATGGCATTCTCTATGTTCTTGGCTGCGCTGGTCAGGTCACGAACCTTCTTGCGGTTGCGTGTCGCTTTCTGTTCCTGCTTGACCTGCCTCTTCTTGGCATTCTTCAGCTTCATCTGCACAGAACGCCGCGCACGTTCCCGGTCACTAATCTTGTGCGTGGTTTTGGGTTCGCCGGGTCTTTTTGTAGGTCTTCCGACCTTGCCTAGGTCTTCTGGGTTCGGGGGGACTAGGACTCTTTTGCGTGGGGCCACAGCCTATGACTTATCCATACTATTAGCTGCAGGACGACCACGATGTATTTTACCGCCATGAGCCACAGCTTGTCCACGAGGTTTAGGCTTTGGTTTAGGAACAGGGACAGAACCGGGTCGTGTTACATCTCTTGTACTAATCTCATTCATACGAATCATTGCTTCTGCACGTTGTTCGTCTGTGATATCGTCTCTTTTTAGAAACGCATCCAATTCCATAAGATTCATTTTTTGTATGTCAGCCATCTATAACTACCTCTTTCTTAGGTGGTAGCAGAACAACCCCGTGGATTGCCTGTACGTTGTGGTTCATTGTTTCCTGTTTTGCGATACCGACGCGATTCAGGATGGATTCTGCTGCCTTCATACGAAGGTCATCACCACGTTCTATGTCAGGGGCCGTTACGAGGCTTGCTAACTTGTTCGCGGCTGACAGGGAATGCCCTGCTAACATGGTTTTGGTTCGTTCTATAATTTCATCGGCTAGGCGTTCCTTGAGCCAGCCTATAGATTTGGGTGAATAGCCCACAATTTCGGCAGCAACGGACATATTGCCGTTGTTTTCGAACAGGACATCCAAGAACTGCTCCTGTTTCTCTGTCAGGGCAGCTTTTTTACTCGTCTGAGGTAATAAATTCATGGGGATTTAGGTTTGTAAGCCTTTTGGGGCAGAACACTTCCACTTTATGTTTAGTTCGAACAGGTTTGCACTGGTAGCGAACGCTGCCATCTCGTCTGCCCGTTGTTTACAAGCAGCTTCAGTAGTGTAGGGACCTTTTGTGTCGTCTAACTCAACACACTCATTGGGTGCTGCAGCTAAACAAACAAGTAATGCAGCTTCGAACATGGTGTTCTCCCGCGAACCGTTGTCATATTCTTGTATTATGATGGTTTTTGAGAGTGTTGTCAACATGTTTTCAGCATGGTTTATAGAAAAATAACCAAATCGTAAAAAAAATCTTGACAAATCGTGATTTTGACGCTACCATAGGACCAAGTCCTGCCGGGGTAAACCCCCTGTGTACCTGCAGGTCCCCCTAACGGTTCGCAAAATGGTCCCCGCTGGTTTCCCGGTGGGGTCTTTTTTTGGTTACCCTAGTGGTTCGCAAAATACCCTGTATGGATAACCTTAAAAATAGAAAAAATATGTCGGGATTGCATAGCAATTGGCAGGGGGGTGGGGTGTCCCTCGCGCACCCGCGCACAGCCAAATATTTTTATTAACCATCATTGAGCATTCGGTCATTTGCTTGTAAGCCCAACGGCACCCAACCCCGCGAACATGCAAATAAACCCCTCGAACACATGCCCGCACCCGCGCCTGCGTCATTGATTTGTCATATTTTTAATTATGGGGATGGTCTTCCGGTGTCAAAAATGCGCTGCAATCCCCCCTAATTCCCAACCCAAAAGCCCAAGGGATTACCGCCAGTTAATCCGAATTAATACATGCCGGACATAAAAAGACCCCCGCCGGATAGACGGGGGCAAGTCTAGGGAGGTAAGAGTTAAGGGTTATTCGCTGCTATCTGGCTTATAGGTAAGCTGCAGCCGCGCCACCGTTCGCGGGGAATCGGTCGCGAATGTGTAGTGGTCAAAGCCGGACATGCGCAACAGTTCCTTCAATCCCTTTATCTGATATTCGAGGGCTTCAACCTGCCCCAATATAACCGCCTGTTCTGTGGTGGTCATCACAACAAGCTTTTTTGCTTCATCATCATTAAAGGTTTCGGTATTGATGTTGAGGGTTGATTTAATCATTGGTTTGGTTCCTTCTTACAAGTAAATGGGGACAAGCTGCCCCGTCCCCATGATTGTTACACTATGATTTCAAACTATGCAACAAGTTTGTAAGCTGACTTGGCACCCTTACGAAAAACGGTTTTTATCTCATAACCTTTTTCCCGTAATGTTCGAATGCCTTGATACACGGAGCCAACAGTCATTCCAGTTTCACGAATTAACGTGTCTTTGTTCACGGCATACGCGCGACTAGCAAGGCATCTGTAAAGCTTGCCAAGCTTGCCGCCGGAATGAAAACCGCGCCGCTGCCGGACAGATTTCGCCGCCGAGCGTGTATTTTCCCCGTTCTTATCAGCGAACAGTTCCTTAGACAACGAGGTTAAAACCTTCTTGCGCTCGTCCTGCCGATAGTATTCCTCCACACGGTCAGCTAAATAACGGAACTCTTCAATTAGATGGTTTGGAAGTGTACTCATAACGTTGGTTCTTTCTGGGCTATGCCCGTTGGTTTACACAATAAAGACCGCATATATTATTGTTATTATCAAAGCAACGGTCAGGCTTCGATAGATTACATATAAAGCTTCCATTAGGTGCCTTTCATATCACAAAGAAGATTATATAAATGAGCAACGTTTCAAGCATCACGCCGCTGCCCGTTGTTCTGCCCACGTCCAGCATGGCGACTCTAACACAGTTCGCACCATGTCGTTGCGGGTACGCTGCACGTTCGCAACGTTCTGGGTTGTTCGTCCAGACTGGTAGTCTTTGCCCGTCTTTGGGTCAGTCCATTCTTCGTTAGTATGGGTAGCCCAATGGGTCAAAGCATTATATGCCGCCCACATGGTTTGACCCAATTCCTGCTTTTCCTTGTCGAACAAGTAAAGCAAATTATTCATTAGGCGTTCATTCACGGGTTTACCCTGCCCTGCCTCGACTGCTCGACTGGATTTGTGACAGATAGATTTAGCCAGCAATTCGGCAAATGCTTCATCAGTAAACTTGGCACCAGCCCACAAATTCATCTTGTCGCGCTGCCCCGTCCACATCTCAAGAGAGCCGCCAGCCTTACTAATAAGGGCATCCGGTGACAAGTTCTTAGTGTGTTTTGCTTTTTGATGATATGCCTTTTCGCCACCAAACACCAACGTATTGCGGCACAAGTCACGATAGGCACCGGAGAACACCTGAAATGACCATGACATGTCTACGGAATTAAAAACATCCATCCGGCAATTAACCGAATCCGACGAATCCCCAACCGTTGTTTGTAGGTCGTTAAAGTGGATGGTTCGATGCGCTCGAAGCCCATCATTGTACACCCTGTCGATTACCTTTACATTCGACAAGGGCAAGTCAGTTTCTTGCAGCAATTCAGCTTGCCGCCGGAAAAGCTTATCATGTGGAACCAAATTGTAAGTTTTGCCGATTGGCCTAGTATTCAGTATTGCCCCGGATGCGGTATTTTGTAGGGCTGAAAAATCCGGCATTGGTACTGGTTCGCACACTTCTATTAAATCAGGACTATCAGCATTCCTAGTCGTGATTGCCTCGATTGGCACCCGCCGGACAGAGCCGCGACGGGTAAACAATTCAATATTAGATGGGTCGTTATGTTCAATAAGGTTTAGGTCTGTGTTTACTTCTATTAAATCGAACATGGTTAATGTTCCTTTCGTTGTGGTTAGCGGGACAACCCCGCCTTCGTTGTTATGCCACCCGCCTTCGAATCGGTCAAGGGAAATCAATTCCTTTATCTAATTCTATACTAACACATGATTTTCGATAATTGACGTTATGGGACAAAAAAAATGGATGCCGCCCCGCGACTCGCGGCACCCGTTGCTAATACCGCACCCAGTCCCCCCGAACCACCAAGGACACTGCAAGTAACATACTAGCCCCAATAAAAAAGTTTGGCGTGGTCAATTTGTCACGTTATCCCGTAACGGTCGCGCCATACTCGCCAAGTAATAGCCTGCAATTGGTAGGGCATTATTCCGGCATCGTTCGCAGCTTCCTTGTAAGCTTCCTGCAATGCTTTATATTCGCGCACCCCAATATTTGTTCGGTCGTCAGTTAATCCGATACGTTCATTATAGGCAATGTTCCTTGCGTGACCGTCAATAGTAACGTTGAACTCGCCCATGATATCACAAAAGAATGATGTTATCTTTTGCCCCTTCAGCATAGCCTTTGCCCCATTGTAGTTTGGTCGTTCTGCCAAAATACCCCAAGCCTTCTTTTTCATGGCGTGGTAGGTTGACACTTTCACTGAGTCGATACCGTCACCCTTTAAAAAGGCACCTATTAAATCGTCGGCATTTTTAACGTTGCGTTCCCATTTGTTATTTGGCGACAACGCAGAAATAACAGCAACGACAAGGTAAACGCCTATCCCGTATTTATTGCCGATATCATACGCAGCATCGTAGGCCGCAGCATACCATGCCATCCCG